CCTTGTGAGTCAGAAGACTGACCACGAGATTCAGATTTGAACAGTTCGTCCAAGAACACGCGATCGCGCCATCTGCGATAGTCATCGAGCAGAGTCAGCGAACCGATGGACTGGTGGAACATATTTAGGTTCCCAGTATCCAGCAGTAGGCGCTGAGCAGTCATCAAAGTCTCACGAGCAATTTTGAAGGTGCTAGGGAGATTTGAGTTATTAGGGTCGGCAGGACCTGTATACTCGCGAAGAGATACAAGTACTTTGTCCTTAACGATAGATCTGCTGTTCGCTGTACCAATGGTTTGATCCTGGGTACGCTCACGGCTTGTCTTCGTGCCAGGGTTACCGAAGAAACGGTAACGATCTAGCTGAACAGTTTGACCCGGTTGTTTTGTGAAGTCATGGACGACGACCGGCTCAGAGGCCATCTCCACGATATAAGCTGGATGAGGGCGGTATAGTTCCGCACCCAGCAGCTTAGGGAAATCGTTATCAATAAACATTGGGGTTTTTTCAGCGCTATGAGATTTGCTGATACCTGAAAATTAAATCCTCTAATTAGAGGATCAAATCTTCTATATCTGGAACCTAAATTCCATTAATAAAATTATAATATGACTTAATAATCAGACTTTACTAAGTTTCACTCTAAAAAACTTATTAATTTAAACTATTTGTCAAAGAATAAGCGCCTGCAGGAATAACAGGTTCTCCATTTGGTTTAGGATTTGGATTTATATCTCTAGGTTGCATTGCTGCTCCTCCACCAACAATAGGCTCTTCTGCCGCTTCAGCCATAGCTGCCGCAATTAGCTTATGCTCCAAAGATTTATCTACGGCTTCTTGTGCTTTAGCAATTCTTTCAGATTTCGTTTTCATTAGCGGCGGCCTTTTTTATTAGATGGTTGAAAATTTCCTACTGGTAGCTTCATTAAACCAACAGGATTCATAGCATTTCTCAAATAGAGCTGCTCGTTAGCTGCAATCTGATTTTGAGTAAACTCAGCAGCCATTTGATTTTGAGGAGAAAGTAAAGCGTTAGCTGGTAATGGAGAACCAGGTAAATTTAACTTTAAGTAAGAAGAATCTAAATCCTGTGGCATTGGTGGAACCGCTGCGTTTGGATCACCTACTCCTACATCTCCTTGACGCATTCTAATAGGAGCATACTGATCACTATTTCCGGCAAAAATTTGAGCTTGAATATCAGAACCACCGAAACTAAATAAACCTGGAGAACCAATAGGTCCACCAGCAGTTCCCAGACTTGCTATGAAATCGTTAGCTCTATCTCTAGCTTTCTTTTTTGCCATTGGTAATGAGATGTTTGGGGTGGCATTTACCACCCCTTATTAAATGTGAAGTTAGATCACTCCATTACAAGAAGCTTGTTACGGAAAACTTCAGGATTCTGCTGTGCAGCATTCAAATAACGCCATGCATTCTGTGGGTCTCTATCAGCGGCACTACCAAAGTTGTTCCAGAAGTCTTCTGGGTTCCCTTGTGGCTGTGGAGCAGGAGGTGCAGGCATCGAAGGACGCTGTGGAGCAACTGGAGCTGCTGTAGCAGGCTTAGCAGTAGGTGCAGGAGCAGTTGGGATCGTATGAGATCTATCTGCATTCTGGAATTGCTGTCCAACTTGCTGTCCTTGAGCAGGAACACCACCAGAAACTGGATAAGGTCCTTTGTCCCCAAAGAATTCGCAAGTATAGTCAGCTAAAACATCAGGATTAGTAAGAATCGTTTCATAAGCTTTGTGCTCAGCAGAAAGCTCTTTAAGAAGTGCAACTGACTCACCTAATTGCTGATTAGTTTGTATTAAATGATCTTCAAGTTGACAAGAATATGTATTTAAATCTTCAGCCGCATTAGGACCAAAATGATCAATTACCTGAAGACTTGTCTCACTTACTCCGTTTGCCCTTAGCTGGTCTGGTGTTATCTCCAGCGATGTTTGGGAATAATTGTTGGATAAGTCCTGGTTGTTGCTGGTCCCAGGCATAGAGGTCGGCGCTACCGCGTTGCTGTATTGGGTTGTTTGCTGGGAAGCGTAACTCGCCGGGTCGACGACTGGAGTCTGACTCGATGGTTGACCCTGGAACGGGAATTGGACTGGAGAACTCAGGGCGCCTACCACCTTGTTGAACGCCTCTTTGTAGGGATTCTCCGCTTGTGGGGCTGCCTGGGGTGCCTGGGGGTAAGAAGCTGTAGGGGTCGACTGGTAAGTCGGTACGCCCATCTGCGCTTGCACTTGTGGCATTGGTGCCGCCATCGGCTGGGAGGGGGCCACCCACTGTGGTGTTGTACCAACTGTTGGGGCCTGTGCCGCTGTCTGAGCTACTGGAGCCACGTAGCTGTTCGGCTGGGTCTGGGATACTTGGGGTGCCGATTGGGTCGGCGCTACGGTAGCGTCCTGCATAAGTTACTTCCTTCTGGAGTGATTCTAAAGTTCTATATAAGAAAGGGGTGAGATCTAGTCTCGGATCAGCGGCCATAGGTAAATTAGGCTGCTGAGGATGCGGAGTCCTCATCTCTTGATTGATTAGATCAATAAAGGAGGAATACGCCCTCTGTACTTCACCTACCATTCTGAATGGGAAACCGGAGAGCATTCCCGCGATTTCGTCATCAGTTTTGGAAGGAAATAAGTACTTCAGTGCTTCTATGCTATCAACGCCTAATTCTTGTAGGTTACGGGTAAAGATTGATTGATTCAATTTATCTTGTGCAGTGTCTTCATAAACTGGCCCCATCCACCGCCATAAAACAGTTCTATCTCCATCTGGAGCTAATCCTAAAACCCCATCTGGTATCTCTTGTGTCTCAATAGCAATATCAACCGCATTCTGCAATTTCTCCTCATATTTACCTTTTTGCTTCTCATACTTTTCCTGCAATTTAGGATCGTCTAAATCTTCAGGAGGTTCTGGATATTTAATCCCAGCTGAATAAGCTAATGATTTACGGAAAATTTGCTCTTCCTGGAAAAGAATTAATTCAAAACACTTACAAACACCATATGTGTAAAGCTGTAAACATTTCTTTTTAGCAGTTGCACTAACACGACCATAAGCAGATTTAATTTCAGTCGCAGTTACATTAGTAATTGAAAGATCATCAATACCACCAAGTGCTAAACGAATTTCAGATCGAAGTTGTTCTGCAAATCGAGCTTGATCAGTACTAACAGCATTCGGAGTAATAAAACCAACACGATCTGATGGTTCCAAGTTGGCAATAACTCTCGGAACTCTCATACCACTTCCTGGTCTGCCTACATAGCCAGGTTGTGTTCTAGTAATAGGATCTTGCTTATATGTAGAACTAGATAAATCAAAGTTGGATTGGAAACCAGATTGACTAGAAATACTGGGTCTTTGAACTGCACTATCTGCATCCTGCTCAACAATATCTTGTTTTGGACGAGAAGAGAGTAATGTTGGATTACCAAAGAAAGATAAATTTGCTCTGATGTTTTTAACCATCTCATCATGAGCAACAATTTGATTAGCTATCCATTCAAATTCACCTGTTCCATCTGTACCAAATGCATCGGGATTATTAAATACCTCTACACATGGAATAAACTCCATAGAGTTTTCTACAACTTTCTTATCAAAAGTTGCAAAATTCATATTCTCTTGATCAAACGTTATTTCCTGTTCACTATGAAATTCTTCAATCTCAGTTGCAGTAATGCGTAGTCTCATATACCGCTTATCTGTATTTAGACCAACTCCCTGAAAACCTTTAGAGGATTTTACTTTATAGGGGTAAATAATGATAACTTCTTCTAAGTCACCTTCTGGAGAATAATAGGTACGGTAAGAATCTTTATCAAACCAATAAATACGATAAGTCTTCTTTGTTGGACGAATATAAAAAAGACCTTTTCCATAAGCCAAAAATCGGTCCCAAATAGAATCTAAACGTGCATCTAATTTATTGAATTTAATTACTTGCTGTATGAAATCGAATCTCTGTGAACCAAAATTATCTTGCTCAGGGAAAAATTCTACTCCTTGACGTATCCCAAACATCTTCATTTGGGATAAATGAGAATTAACCAACATTGTGTCTGCTGGTCCAGACCCATCCTTATTCACCACTGACTTGAGAATAGATTCAAGTTCAGCTTTACTATTACTATCGCTCTTCATAGTTGTTTAACAGAGGACTCTATTGATCAATGACATAACCAGCATGAACTCTTTTAAGAGTGATAATGTCATCGTCTACCTCGACTTCAAACCGTTCATTAGGTTGAAGGGATAAATCATGACATAGTTCGTCAGGAAGAGGAATAACAGCAGAGCCGTATGTATCCTGTTCTAACTCAAGTTCGTAATAGCTGGGTGACATCGGGATGTGATTTCTCTAGTTTAAATCGTCAATACTCTAACTCTAGTTTTCCTCGAGTCATCAAGCCATTGCATAGCCATACCAAAGCATCCACACAATCATCATGTGAACTAACCCCAAAATTGACAATCTCATCTGTCAACGGACCAAATTTCCTAAACTTATTGAAAATAATTTTTCGTTGTTCAAATAAACCCATTATTCCACGGAATCTAGCAACTTTATCCCCACGGAATCCTTTAACAGGATGCCAAATTAAATTGTATAAGCCCTGATCACCTAAACAAATTCGTTTAAAATCAGCTTCTAAAGAAGCTTGATAAGCAACTGCTTCAGACCAAATATGAATACTACTCCCCGTAGGAAAGTAATTATCTCCATCTTTATGGATAATGCCCCATTCATCCATCATCTCCATTAAAAGATCTAATTTCTCTAAGTTCCCCATAACTCGTACACGCTTGCAATCAATAATATGAATTTTGTTACCAACCCGTCCTCCCATCACAAAAACTGTGTAATCATTCTGTTCCCTTACACCAGCAGATAAATCAACCCCAACTCCCATAGCATCAAAACTAGTAGAAATTGCACCTTTAACAATTAAATCTGGCGACAAGGATAATTCACTCGTCTGAACAATTTGATTTTGATACTGAAAACTAAAAGCAACTGGAGCAATACGACGTCGATCACTTAAATAATCTAATGACCACATACCAGGCCAATACGATTCCTCTTCCCCTTGATCATCAACTGTAATTGCAGATTGAACTATCTGAACCCAATTATGAGCAGGAATAAAAGTTGAATTATGAATGTCATCGTGACGAAAACGAGTACCAAGACAAATAGCCCGAGCACCTTCAAACATCGTAGGAACAATAACAGCATTCCAGTTATCTTCCATAGCCTGACGAATATCTCTATTTTTTATGTCATCGGCACTTTTAATCGCGTCATCAATAATACATAGATGAGAACGTTTCGATGTAACAGCACCTTTTAATCCAGCACAGCAAACAGTGAACTCTTCCTCACCAGTAGATTTAATTCCTGCAAATTTCCAATCGATACTCCAATATTCATTAGAGTTAATTCCTTTAGCAATTTTTACAGTTGGGAAAATCTCTTTATAAACTTTACTGTCATCGAGTATTCGCTTAATTGCTGCACTCTTAGGACGAGCAACATCTACCGTATAAGAAATATATAAAATCTTTAACGGCATTTTCTTCAATGCATGTACACCTATTGACCAAGCAGTAAATAAACCTAAAACAGTAGATTTAGCAGAACCTCTTGGGGCAAGAATATCAATATTCGGTCCAGCAATACCTGTTAAACATTCGCTATCATCACCAGTGCATAAATACTTATGCCATTCTTTATGGTGAGCAGCGGGTGGCTTATTACCAACTACATCACAAAAATATGCAAAATCTTTACGAGCACGTTCTACATCAATACTAGAAGTTTTTTTAACTACATGCTGCTTTGCAGCAGCCCTAGCTGTTCGCCTATAAACACTGTAAATACTTGTACCTGCCATGGTCGTAGCATAGCGTATTAATTACTAAGATTCTTCTTGTAAAATTTTTGTCCAGACTCCCATTGAAGCTTCCTGTAAAGGACCCTCAATTGGATCATCCCGAAAAATAGATAACATCTCACGTAAAGCTCTATCAGCTCCAGCGAGAATCAATCCTTGTTTATCAAGCAGAATTTTTTCATCATGTAATTGTTTAATAGAACCACGTAATTCTTTTTGCAACATCGCAATTCTGGCAGTTCCCATATCTTGCTTAACCATTCCCATATCTATAGCTTCTCGTAACTTGGAAATATCCTGTTGCATATAATCAATTTCTGTTTCTAGAACTTCACTAAAATTCCTCTTTTTAAATTTCTTTTGAGACCATTGATCGCACTCAACAATACTTCCCGTAAAACCGAGGAAACGGGTATATAAATATATTT